GCTACTGACCCATATTTAACGTTTCCCAACGCATATTTAACATTGCTAAACACTTTGTGGCACGCTTTTTGCTATGGGTCGCCCTTACCGTTTTTTAACATTTGGCAGCGCACTTTGGCACGGTTTTTGCTAAGGCACAGATTTAACAAAAGATAACAGACTTTGGCACGGTTTTTGTTATGCGTGTGCGCCCGTGAAATTGTTTCACGTGGAACACTGCTACACCGATGCACAAAATAAAATGTTTCACGTGGAACACTGTTAAACAAAGTTAAAAGAATAATTTAACACAAAATAACACGCCAACCGCTTGTAATTAAAATAAAATGCGTACATTTGCATCGTGTTAAACAATTAAATACTTTATAAAAATGAAAACAACTGACTTACTTTATCAAAATCAAAAAGTGTTGAACGCATTGCAAGAAATGTTATTGCAAAGTAAGAAACACATTGACTTTTTGGCTGCAAATGCCCCCGAAATCCGTGCAAATTTGGAAAGCATTGCCGAAAGCCTGCAAACGGGTGTTGGTATTTTGGAAAATCAAATCGTGTTTAACCGTGATACACGCAACAAGTTTGCAAAAGAAGTCGCCTGCAAAAATCAAGCATACGACTTCATCGCCGCCGAAAAGTTAATCGGGCGTTTCAAAACCTTTTGCGAATGTTACCCGACAAACTTGTACATCGGTTTAACGGACGTTGAAACATTGCAGGACAAATAACAATCAGCAAGCGAAAAGAAAAGGCGGTAACAATCAAGTTGCCGCCTTTCTTTTTGTCCTGCCTTTCAGTTACTCAATATAAACCCCGTCAGACAAAGCCGTGTATATCATTTCTTGTTCCTCTGTCAGCATTTCGGCGGTGTGTATGGGTGTAACATCATCGAACACATTAAACCCTCTGAAATCGCTTAAAATGCCCGTTTGTCTGTCATTGTTTCGCCCGTTGCTTGCGCTCTCGTACCACTTGCAGTAAATGTAAGGTTCTAACCCGTAATATAACATTTCGTTCCAATCATCGCCGCCAACGGTTTTAACTTGGGTGCTTGGTGAAAGGTGTATTATTTCGCTGCTCGGTTCTGTTTCCTCAACTTGAAATACAACGCCGTTGCAGGACAAAAGCGCAACCCCGTTGCCCGTTACCACGTTTATAACGTACTGCAAACCTATCGTTTTGCCTGCATAATCATTATTGAGGTTTACAAAGCCCGCAAACGGCAAAAAGATTTGCATTTCACTTTCGTAGTCGGTGTTGTCCTCATTGTGCGCTGGTACTACCGCCGTGCCAAAGTCAAGCGTTATTTTGTCCTGTGCTGGCTGGTGGCAAGATACGCCCGTATTGTAGTTGCCGCATCGTATTACATCGGTGCTGCTTGCACCTATGTTGGTGTAAACACGGCGTATTTTGTTCACGTATGCGCCCAAATCTATGTTTTCGTAAATCGGTGCGCCCGTGCTTGGGTCTGTTCCCGTATCTTTGAAAAACCGTTTTCCGCTAAACTCTGCCAACTCGTCAAGCGTTACCAAATACACGTTTATTGCGCCGTACTGCTCGCCTACAACTGCCACGGGGTACGCTTCTGCAATTACTCCCATACTTGGATAATCGCCTAACAAAATTTGCCCCGTTGCGGTCTGTTTATCCTCTGAAACGGTTAGCGGTTTATTTTGATAATATCCGTTTTCGTCTTGGTATGAAAAAACGGGTATTTTCATTTCGTCCGTATCATCAAACGCCGTGTTTGGGTTAGCTTTCAAAACAACGCTTAACGTGTCGCCCTCAAACAAATGTTCGGGTAATTCGGGGTCTGCATAACAATTACTTAAACTTGGTTCTATCATTATAGCGTACAAGTATTGCCCCGTTATCGTTACGGGCTTTGTCGGGTCTATATCCGTAACGGTTGCCGTTGCTATGCTTCCATATTCCAAAACCTCAACTTCCATTTGTATGGTTTTCGGTTGTCCGTCCGTACCCGTATAATTTACGGTCGGTTGCTTAAAACGGTATCTTGGAGTACTTCCATTAACCGTAAAAGTTGCCGTTTCCCCGTCAAACGTATGTTGTTCGGTTACGCCGCTGCCCGTTATGTTGTTCGTAACATTAAGTTCGGGCGTTCCCTCGCTGGCGGTTTCGCCCGTAAGCGTTACACCGTCATCGACTGTGATTGCATCGCTTTCCCACGTTGCAGATTTGCCGCCCTCGCTTATTGTCATATCCTCGCTTGCAGGGAATCCGTAACTGTCCGTAAACTCCACTTGCGCCGCCGTTATCTTGTAACCCTCATCGGCGGTTAATGTTACCTTTGCCGCCCAACTTCCCAACTTTTCGCCCGTTGCGGTTGTGTTGGGTATTTCGTTTGTAACGTCTAACTCATTATCCAAACGGGTGTTGCCCGTAATCTCGAAAGCCGTGTTTGCGTCCGTGTCATACACATCCGCCCACACTTCCAAATTATAGTCGTTTCGGGGTGTCAAGACAAGCGTTTGCGGTTGTCCGCTGGTGTCGGTGTAAGCGGCTGTAATATCGCCGTCAAACTTGTAACCCTTTTCGGCGTTTAGTTTCAAATACCAATAATCGCCACCAAAAGGGACATCACCCTGCCACGCGCTGTTATCCGTGCTGTTAGGCACTTTGTTTGTTACTGCCATATCCTTTTAATTTTCAGTTCCTTTTAATGTTACCATAATAATGCCGCCCGTTTCATTCAGTAAGCCCGTATTTGCAAACGGCACTTTCTCGAAATTCGGGGTGCGCCTGTAAACCGTATCACGGTTTGAAATATACGGGTCGGGGTTGTCGCTTTCAGAAACACGCCCCGTTGCCGCCAATATTTCGGTTTCGTAGGTTTTCAGCACGTCAATACGCAATGCAAGTTCGTAGGCGTTGTTTCCCTCAAAACTCACCCTTTCCACGAAATAATAACGCCCCAAATCGGGTATGTAACAATAATTGAAAGTCGGGCGTGGCTGCTTTCGTAGTGTGACGGTCGGGCGCAACACATCGAAAGTTTGCCGCAAATCGCCCTCAATCGCCGTAAACTCGCCCAACTGCTTGTTTACCGTGTTCGGGTGTCCGTTGTATGAATAAAAGTTTATCGTTGTCATATCGGAAAGAAAAAAGGCGGTGCGGTGCGCTTTCACCTGCACCCACACCGCCAAAGTTAAACAATCTAATACCCATCAATTACTTGATAAAGAATACTACAAAGTTTTCGTTTGTATCGTTGAAATACCCTGCATCAAACTTGTAATAGTTGTTGAAAAACTCTGCCTTTGCGTTGTAGTTCGTTGTTACCCGTCTGTCAAGATTGCAAACGCCCAACGCATCACGGTCGAACATTACGCCCAACACGCCCGTAATTTCAACGTCTTTGCCGCCGCTTTCCTTAACCTTAATGTGTCCCGTGCTGGCGAAATCGTAGTTCTTTCCGCTGCCCTGCCAAAAAGGTACGGTTTCGGCTTGCGGCAAAAGCACATCGCCACGGTTAAACGTGTCTGAATAAAGATAGGTTTGCGCTGCCTTTGCAAAGTCGGACAAAAGTACAACGTGCAACATATCTTTCGGCGTAAACCGTTCCTTTTTGCCAACATTGAACACGGTCGAAATGCTTTGCAGGCGGTCGGCGTAAGTTCCCATTACGTAAGACGCAAAGCGGATAAAGTCGGGGTCGGTTATCGCCTTTGCCGCTGTCAGTGCGTTAGGGTTCGGGGTCGGCTCGCCACCGCCCGTTGCAGGTGTTGCAGGGAAATACTTGTCATTGTACAACTTCAAAAGGTTTATACATCTTGCCGTGCTTGCGCTGGAAAGGTCTGCTCCTGCCATATCACCTGCTTTCGTTGCCCCAAACGCAGCCGCATCAGCCAACACGGTTTCCGCAATCATGTTGTTAATAGTGCGCATAATCAAAGCGTCTGCCTTGATAGTCATTGACTTTTCAACGGCTGCATAAATCATCGAAATAAATCCGTTCAACTGTGCCGCATTTGAAAAACTTTCCTTAACCTGTCTTTCAGTGATTGATACGGGCACTTCAAACGTAACCTTGCTGTTGAAAAACTTTGCCGTTACGGTCGGTTTGTGGAAAACATCTTGGTCGTAACTCTTTTTGTCCTGCAAGTTCCACGTGTCGTTTTCCTCGGCTTCAGGAACATCGGCACTTATTTTTTCCAATACGCTGCCAAACTCCCACGCATCCATTAAAACGCTCGGCACTTTGCCCGCATAAGGTCGGTTTACGAAAATCACCTTTCCGATATGGTTTACAAGTGATTTTACATAATTATCCACGGCATTTTCATTGAACACTTCTTTGCCCAAATCCACAATACCCGTCAAATCCTCGGTTACAATGTCAGTCTTTCCCAACACTTCACCCGATACGCTGTTAATAAGCGTGTAAATCTGTTTTACATCCATATTGCTAAAAATTAAATTAGTTATTCGTAAATACTCGTTGTTAATTCTCTTACAAGTGCAAAGATAATGTTTTTTCTCCAATTATCACGCCTTAACTGCAATTCTTTTGCAATTTCACTTGAAATTGATTTGCTTGCGCCCGTTCCTTTGCTGGTTTCGGTTGTTTGGCGTTCCTCTGTGCGGTTTCTCTCATCGTTTGCGGTCTTTCGGTCGCTGTCTGAAAAATCGGTGTCATTAAACGCCTTGTTTGCGCCCGTTTCGGTGTTGTCGGTGCTTTCCTGCAAAGTTACGGTTTCCGTCCGTTCAACTTGCCCCGTTACGGGTGTCAGTACATCGTAATCGGCTAACATCGCCGCCGCTTCACGTTCCCAACCTTGCACGTTTACCGCAATCACCGCCGAAACAACATCGCTTGCGTTGTCGCTGGTTATGCTGCTTACAACGGTCTTGCCGCCGTACATCAGTAAGGCGTAAGCGTCTAACTTGTTCGGGTCGGTATCGCCGAAAATTGCGGCGTATTCGGTCGGGTATTCAGTCTTAAAAACGGTTGCGAATATCCCGTTACCCTTTGTAAATAGTTCGCTGTATTTCATTGCTTATCGTCTTTTGTTTCTGTTTCCTCTGTTTCCTCTGTTTCGGTGTCGTTACCGTCCGTTTCCGTTTCCGTTTCTTTCGTTTCCTCTGTTTCCTCTGTTTCCGTGTCGTTTCCGTCTGTTTCGGTGTCGTTTCCGTCTGTTTCGGGGTTTTCCTTTGCCGTTTCCAAATCAGCTGCCAAAGCGTTGTAATTATCCCTTTCAAGTCCCCAACTGCTTGCAAGACGTACCGAAATATCCATGCCAAACATAGCATTAATTTTCTCAACTGCATTTTGTCTTTCTTTTAGCATATTATCCACATACGGCAAAAGTACGTCCACATTCATTGATACCTCGCCCAAATTGAGCCGTTCACGCTTCATATTGTAGTTTGCGTTTAACCCCAATTCGTTGTACATACTCGCTTTGTAGTATTGTATCAGTTCAATAAGTTGTGTAATATACACGCTGTTTGTGGTCGGGGCTGTCTGCATATTTACGCCCTTGAAAAAAGCGTTTTCCCCGATAATTGAAAACTCACCGTCTTGTATCTTGCGCAAAAACTCATCGGCACTCTGTTTTGTCTTGTCATCGCTGGCACTTATAAGCATCGTGATACGGGTCAAAATGCTTGCCGTGTTCAACGAAATAAGCCCGTCAGTATGTAAGACGGCATAACGCCCGATAAGCGGCAAAAGGCTTTCGCCGTTGCTGTCATTCTCAATCAAAACCCCGTCTTTCTGAATATCGTAGGTTTTGTTTAACTTTAATGCAGGGTTCGCCACGGTGTAAAGCGTTGCCCGTCCGTAAACATCGGGTTCGCCGCCTTTGCCGCCCGATAACGCATACAAAACCCCGTCCACGCTGGTAACAAAGGCGTTGCCTGTGGTCTGCAAAAGCCGCTCCAATTCCTTTTGCGGTATGCTGTCGGGCAAACCCTCATAAGCAAACATACTTTGGGTTTTCGCCAACGTGTTCGCCATAAATTCAGTTACGGCGGTGTCTTTGTCCCTTACTTGTTGCTGGTACAACTTGTAAATGTTATCTTTCTTTCTCATCTGTCAAAACTTTAATAAGCGTTGTTAATTCGGCTAACACTTTCGTATTTTCCGCTATCGTATCTTTTAAGTGTCCCGTTTCGTCTTGGTGCGCCTGCCTTTGTTTCACCATATACCAAAACAAAGCCCCACACATCACAATCGGAAAACCTAAACTTGAAATGAGTTGAATAAGAGTATTTGCGTCCATATCGTTAAAATTTAGTTACTACTTGCAAAGATAGGCATTTATTTCGTAAAACGTGCGGTTCGGCACGTAATTTGCACCAAACCGCCGTTATTTTTCATTTCAACGAAACAATGTTTGTCTTTGCGCTCGTAATTAAATAATTGCGTACTATCTCGCCAATTTCGTTATCTTGATAGAAAACTTTGTCTATTGCGAAAAAACGTGCAACTTGTTGTTCAACATAACTTGCCGTGCTTAACAACTTGCGTTTGTAGTTCGGTTTGCCGTTCATTTCCAAAGAATAAATAAGGCTGTTTTCCTCGTCTTTTATCGGGGTTGTTTTGGCGTGTATGTACGTAAAACATTCGTTGCCTACTTGGATAATGTTACCCTGCAAAACAACATCGTTAAACTTGATATAGTACACAAACAACACGTCTTGCGGCTTGTACTTGCACGGCAAATGCGGATATACTGCCAACTCCCATTTACCGCCCGTAATCATCTGCAAATTTTGATTGTCGAAACAAAAATACTTGTTGCTGGCTTTGTGTTGTACTATCGTGCTGCAATACTCAACAGCCACTATTGCGCCGTGTTCACCAAAGCGGTAAATATCTATCGTACCCTGCTCCATAAACGGCACTTGCTTCAATCCCATTTCGGTAAAGTACGGGCAAAACTTGTTTACCGTGTTACCCAACATAAACACTTTTACATCGTTGCGCTGGCGTATTATCGTGCTTAACAAGTTCATAAACAACATAAACTCATCGGGCAAATAATACCGCCTTGTTAGGAACTCATCAAATACCACGGTCGTAACATTCGGGTAACTACTGCTTTTTTCGTGTTCCTGCTCTGAAAGGCAAAACCCGTAACAAAACGGGGTCGGGTCGGGTGTCCGCTTGTTTTTCTCTGCATCGTAGTACGACAAAAACCATTTGTTAGACATATAGAACACTTCATTAAATTTACCCTCTGTCAGTTCCTCAATAAGACCGTTTGCCACGTGATTTGCAAATAGGCTTTCGGCACGTTTGCCCCGTAAATCCTCACGCCATCGGCGTATATATGCCATTTGTTTGCCCGTCTTGATATAGTTTTCCAAACCATATTTTAAGGCGGCATAAGTCTTGCCGTTTGACCTTTCGCCAAATATAACATTATAGTCGGCGTTCTTGCTTAAAATCGCTTTCAAGTCGTAAAATTTCGGCTTGTCTGTCTTTGTCTTTCTTGTTGTCATAACTCTTTTATTTTAGTCCTTAAATTTAATACCTCGCAAATAATTTATATACATAACCGAAAGGGAAAGGCTGTACCCCGTTGGCTCTAAATGTACGCCCGTGCGTTCGTTGTAATGCGCCGTGCTGCCTTTGTAGTCGGTTATTTCGCCTTGTATCTCGTAATCTATGTACGTATGTATGTTTTTGCCCGTTGCTTGCGGCGGTATATCCAGATAATTAGTGAAAGCGTCAAACATCCCGTTTTCCCCGTACTTCTCAATAAGATACGGTATCGCCGCCTTTTTGTTTACGCCCGACACGGTTAAACTGAAATCGTATGCCCGTCCGCCTGCTTTTAGTGCGTTCGGTTCTTGCACCATATACCGTTTAGCTCCCAAAGTCTTAAACCGTGTATATGTACCTTCAAAATCCCACACGCCCAAAGTCTTTGTTATGCCTTTTATCGTTTGCGGCTCGCAAAGCGAAAACGGCAAACCGTGATGTTTGCAGGCGGCACGTAATTTCATTTGCACCTGCATATTATAAGCCTTGAAATATGCCTCGTGCGCCTTGCCGTTCATTATTTTAATGCTGTCGGTGTCGCTGTATATGTAATCGTCTTTTGCTTCGTGTATGCCCGTAAAAAGGTTGCGCCGTGCGTATGCGGTTACGAAAATGCCCCACGGGTAAAACAAGAAACGGTTTTTGCTGGTGTTGTACTTGTATAAAAGTTCTTGTTTTTGTTCGGCTGTCATTAAGTTAATATCCCATTCGCCGTTATAGGTAAACTCATCTCGCAAAGGGTTGGTAACACTCATACCGTAACAACTGTTTAACATTTCCTTGCTGTTTAGGTACTCAACTTCTTTGCCCTCAACGCCTTTTAATTTCGTCTTGCTTTCGTACAAATGCAGGATAGATTTTACAAACGGGGTCGGCAAATAGTCTTTCTTGTAACAATACATTTCACCAACACGCATACTTTCCCACGAATAAAAGTTTTTGATTATATTAAAATCCACGTCCGTAATTGTCAGCGCAATTTTTGAAGCCGCCACAATACGCCCGTTATTCTCGCACGGGTTTTCTTTCACAAAACATTTGCTTGCGCTTATCGGGTTGTCTTGCGTTTCGCTGGCAAATATGTTGGTAAACTCAATATCGAACACGCAACAATACTTTGTTATTAAAAACTCAAATTGAGCCATACTCTTAACCGTGATTGCAACGCCTTGCGACATCGGGTATTTTTCCGCTATCATTACATACGGGTAACTGCTTGTAAAGTCGTAACTATCCACGTTGTACATTATTTCGTCCGTATATTCGGCGTTGGCGTGTGTAAAACCGCCTGCAAATGCACGTTGCAGCATATTAAATTCATTCATACCCGTAATTTGTAGTTCCTGCATCAAGTTCACGTAATCCCAATTCGGTACGGTCTTTCCTGCATCGCTTTTTTCACGCAAACAATGCGCACGGCAATACTTGCGCACAAACCCCGTCTTTGTTATCGGTATGTGCGTTATCCCCTTGCTTTCCTCGATACGTTCCTGTATATAGCACATAACTACTTTAATATCGTTTATGCAATAATGTATTTCCGCATCAGTAAGCGGCGTTTCGGCGTGCCTTATTTGCTGGTAGTCCAAATCACCCACGGCTTTTGCGCACTTGTATTTCATAAGTTGCTCGCCCAACTTTGCAAGCGAATAACCCGAAAGCAAGTAACTGCATCTAAACTCAATGTTGCCCGTTGTTATTGCGTATATCGGTTTGCGTAAATCAATACTGAAAACCCGTTGCCACTCAAACCACTTGCGCAAAAACTGAAATTCGTATGAAAGGTTATGCACATACACAATAAGGCGTAATTTGTCATTCAGTTGCAAAACCTCGCTTACGGTCTGCATCATCGTGACAAACTCGCCCCACGTGCGCCCCATTATCGTATATCCGTTTATTCCAAACTGCCAAACGTACATTATTGCGGCTTTCTCTAATTTCGCCTTGCGCCCGTTCCCGTCCTGCATACGCTGCATTTGCTCGTATGTGTACGCCCGTCCGTCCGTATCACGGTAAAAACTTGTTGTTTCAATATCAAAGGCGCACGGCACGTTGTAAAACCTTTCGCCCTTGCTGTTTCCGATAATGTTTTTTTCGTTTACGGCGGCTTTCAGTATTTCGGTTATTTCGGTCGGGCTGTTTATTCTTTCTTGTAACTCAAAAGGTATTTTTTTCATAAGCCAAACTTGCCAAAGTTGCTCAAAATTCGCTCTATATCGTTTTGCATATCCTCCATTTGGTCGGCTACCTCATTCGCCTGTCTTTCTATCTCTGCATCTATCGCCCGTGATATGCTTTGCGCTTCACTTTCGATTTGTGTGCTTATATCGCTTGCGCTTTGCTCCATTTCGCCCGTGAAATCCTTGTACCGCATCAAATACCGTTCCACGAAATCACTATCGGAAACGCTGTTTAACTTGCCTTGCAGGTTTCTCGCCATAAGGTTGTACTCATCGGGCGTTAAATCGTACACACGTTGCAGGTGTTGCCCGTACTGCATTGCACCTTGCGCCGTACTGGTAGGCTGGCGTAAAAACGAAATCGCCTTGCCGTACTCAATTTTTAAGGTGTTCCAATCGTGCTTCATTGAAAACTTGGTAAACCCTTTTACATCGCCTTTGTTTAACGCTTGCACGGCTGGCGAAAGTTGTCCGCTTTGCTCTATGTTCTGAATACGGCGGTTTGCCATTTGGAAAACCCTTGCAATCTCTTTTCTATATTCGGGGCTGCTTTCCACGGCTTGCAATATCTCTTTTTTGATTTTCGCCCGTTGGGTTGCACCGAATACAGACTTTGTAAATTTAATCTTGTAACCTAACTTTGCCATACGCTGTTATATTAAATAGGGGTTACAAACATTGCAACCCCTACAAAGTTAAAAATAACTTTCCAAACTCTTACAAGTCCACAAACGAAATAGAGTAACACTTCTTGCCGTGGCTCTCGTACTCGTAAATCGTGTACCCGACTTTGCCGTCTTTGATAGTTTGTACCGCCTCATCATCAGCAAGTATTTCACGCACCGTTTCGGCGGTGTGGCTTGGTAGGTTCACCAGCCGTTTGTTTTCCTCATCAATAATTACGGGGCTGTCGCCTAATTGTGATTTGTGGACATAAAGCCCATTGATTTTGTGTACCACATCTTTGCCGCCCTCATTTTCAGAGTTGAAAATATCGGCTAACTTGGTGTACTGAAAGTCGGTTGTGTCAATGCCGAACGTGGTCTTGTTAAATTTACTTGCAAAACTTTTCATTGTAGTAATCTTTTAATTGTTAAACTTATTGTTAATTATTCGGCTGTCTGTCCTTGCGGTTCGCCGTCAAACGGCAAGTTCGGTTGGGGGTTGGCTTGCGGCTTCAAGTCCATAAGCCACGCACGAAAGCGGTTTATTTTCATAACTGCCCGTTGGTTGCGGCATACTTCATTACACGCCATAAGGCTACCCAAAGCCGACAAAGCGGCAAACGAAAACTCATCAAATGCGTTTCTTTTTTCTTCGTTCATTGTAGTAAACTTTATTTGTTAAACATCGTGTTATTTGGTCTTTGGAAACTTAACCGTGCCGCCGTGGTATATGTACGTGGTATCGGTTGTTATTATCACTGCTTTGCCGCTGCTTGCGCTTTCACGTTGTACGCTGCAACCCTGCAAAATTGCAGATAGAAACAACATCGCACCGCAAACGGCAAAAATCATTACACACATTGCAACCTCTTTAATTGCTTCTTTCGGTTGCTCTTTGAAATGCTTTATTAACTCTTTCATATTTCAAATTGTTTAAGTAACACGTTGCAAAGATACAACTTTTTTTCAACATACAAGCATAAGCGCACAAATTATTTTCGTTTTAACTTTTCTTAACTCTTGGTGTTGTGTTCCACGTGAAACATTTTATTTTGTGCATCGGTGTAGCAGTGTTCCACGTGAAACAATTTCACGGGCGCACACGCATAACAAAAACCGTGCCAAAGTCTGTTATCTTTTGTTAAATC